GCCCATTTTGGCCTGACTGCTATTCGACTTGATAGGTTGGCAGATGTACCAAAACCTTGGTTCTTTTCAAAGCCGAACGACGATGGCGAATGGACCGGAAACAAGTTGGACGATGATGTCTGGTTTTGGTCTCAATGGAAAGCAGCAGGACGAACGGTATACATGGACCCGTCATGCATCATTGGACACATGGAAGAAATGGTTACCACCTTCAATCCTGACAACATGCGTGCAATTCACCTGTACCCAGCAGATTGGCAAACTGCAATGAATCATCAAAAGAGGACGCAAAATGTTGTTCAAGCTAACGAAAAACTATCGTCAGTGGCCGATGGGATTTGTGTTCTCTGAGATCAGTCCAGGCGTTGCTGACGTTTTATCGCGTCGAGGTTTCGGAAAGGTTGTGAACGAAGATGAGCTACAGCGAATACGAAACAGTAGCACCAATTCGGACAGTGGAACCGACATTCGAACCGATAAGCCTGACCGAAGCGCGAACCCATTGCAGCCTGACACCAACCGATTCAACGCACGACGAGACTTTAACTCAGTTAATCAAAAACGCCAGAGACCAAGTTGAACATGACACGCAACTGGCGTTGATTACATCGACCTGGACTGAGACTTTTGACGACTTTGACGATGTTATAGAACTGACGATGCGACCAGTTCAGTCAATTACATCCATTGTCTACAAAGACTCGCTAAACACGACGCAAACGCTGTCTACAAGCATTTACTCGCTAGATGCAGCTAGGAGACTTGTCAGACTCAAGTATCAACAGGTCTTTCCTGTGACGCTTGCAACATGGGACGCTGTGACCGTGACTTATGTAGCAGGTTATACATCGGCGTACAACGTACCAGGAATGGCGAAGCAGGCAATGCTGTTGCTGATTGGGTACTACTTCGAAAACCGCGACATGCTAATGGGCGACTCGATGCAAAGCCTGACAGCATACAACGCACTGATTCAAAGACTGTACAGGAGTTCGTACCCATGACTTGGCGGCCTAGTCGCGGATTTCGAATTGGGGCGATGCGTGAAAAGATCACGATTAGTACCCATGTCGAAACTCAAGACACGGCAGGGCAGCCAATCGTCACCTACACAACGCTTTGGGACAACGTACCAGCAGCATTTGACAGCCTAAACGGTGGCGAAGTTCTTCGCGGACGACAGGTTGAAAGCAATGTTCGCGCATGCTTCACGATTCATAAGCTCGCAGGCATAACGACACAGCACAAGATACGGCACAACGGAACTGACTACGGGATTCTGTACATTAAACCGTCAGAAGGCGGAAACAGATACCAGGAGATTTTTTGCACGCCATGACAATGTATGCAGAGCATAAATTTGATGAGGCAGCATGGAAACGGATAGAAGAAATTCCGTTGATGTTGCAATTTAAAGCTCTTGACGGTGCATTGCGCAAAGCTGCAAAACCTATTGTTGATAGAGCGTCCGCATTAGCACCGCGATCAACGCAAGCAGACAAAGACAAGAGAGCGAAGACACAGCGAGACGCTAGAGCGGACCAAGTTCCATTGCATAAGACTATCGGATTCGTCATTCGCAAGACTCACAACGGAGCTTTTGCGGTTGTCGGTCCAAAGTGGCCTATCGGAAACGTCGCTCACTTCAACTGGGGCATTCGTTCCTTCCAAGGTGGTCGCAACATGGTTCTTTGGGGCAGAAAATCTGGTCAAAGAACTGGCCAAGGCAAGTCCGAACACTGGTTAAAGCGAGCATCCGACGAGACACGGGCGCAGGCAGAGGCAATTATTGTCTCGGAAATCGAGTCATTTATAGCGGGGCTAGCAAATGGCTGATGTAGCAACCGCTGTCCGTCAATACTTAGTCGGTAAGTCTGCTGTCTCGGCAATTGTGTCGTCTCGCATCTATCCAGACACTCTGCCCCAGGGTGCGACATTGCCAGCAGTCACCTACACAAAGATTTCAACGGTCCACGAACACGTTCTATCTACACTAGCTGGTCTTGCTGCAAGCCGCATCGAGTTTAGTTGCTTTGCTAACAACCGAGCAGACGCCAACAACCTTGCATCGGTTATCCAGCAATGCGGAATCATCGCCCACAAAGGCACGACAAACTCTGTTGATATTCGGGCAGTTCAACTTGAAGACGGACAGCAAACATACCAGGAGCCGCCTACCGATGGCTCCCAGGTTCATCGATACGTTACGACGTTTGATTTAATGGTTTCCTATCAGGAAGGATTAGGCACATGAGCCAATCGACAATTTTTGCTGACACTGGCAACGGTGCCACGATCACCTACGCGACTACTAGCTGGGCAGTCAAAGTCAAGTCTCTTGCGTTACCTGCACACATGCGAGAACCGCTTGACGCTTCGACTTTGGACACGACTGGTTTTGAAAAGACCATCCAGGGCGACTTGACAAAGCGACCTGTTCTCAAGTGCAAGGCGTTATTCGATACGTTCTTGAATATCCCGTCTCTGACATCGACGCCTGAAACAGTGACTATCACTTTTCCAACGCGAACAGGCGAAACAACTGCGGCTAGTTATGCGGGAACTGGATTCTTCCAAAACATTCAGATGCCTACGCTCGCAAACGCTCAAGTGCAAGAAGTCGACTTTGACATTGTATTCGATGGCGGAACCGGACCTACCTTTACCAAGAGCGCGTAATGTTTGAATTGATGCTTGAAGAACACAAGGGGACCGTTGACACAGCTCTCGGTCCAGCGGAAGTCAGCCTAGACCAATGGCGCGTATACGCGATGGTCGAAGGCGAAAAGAACTGGAAGCAGATTGGCTACCTGTCATTTGATGGCGGATTCGCACCCATCGTGTCAGTTCATGAGTCATTTGGCAAGATGTTAAAGCAAAAGCTAGACGACATCAGCAAGTTGGATTGCCGTATAGGCGTTATCAGCAACTTGGAGGTTGCAACGTAATGGCGTTTACAAGAGACCAAATCCTAGCCAAGCGACAACGTCGATACACAGAGTGCAACGGCTATCGTCTTCAGTCGCTTACGCTGTCCGAGTTTTCCAAATGGGAAACCAGCAGAATTGACTTTGGTAAGGGGAAAGTGACAGCGGACCAAATGGCGACAGGTCGCAGTCGCTTACTAGTCCTTTGCTTGGTCGACGACGCTGGTGTACGTCTGTTTGAAGATAGCGAATACGGACTGCTTGACATGCTTGATGCAGAGATTGCAGACGTTTACGAAGCTGCCATGCGTCATTGCGGATTCACCGAATCGAAGGTGGATGAAGAAAGAAAAAACTCAGAACCTCTCCAAGATTAAGGCTGGCCGCTAGGCTTTGCTTTGCTTGGGGAGTAAGTGATGTTTACGCATGGCTAGACTCGCAACCGAAAGACGTTTTGGACTTTTGGGAAGCGTTTGACTCAATCGAACCAATTGGCGAATCATGGATGCAGTCGGCGCGGGTTGGATTGCAGATAGCTGTCGGGCAGAACTTACAATCGCGGCCAACAATGGAATCGTTCTTGCCGCCTAGATTTGTTTCAGAGTCACCTCGAACTAACGACGATTCTTTTGACCAGTTAAGAAAGGAACTTGGCGGATAATGGCTACTACAATCAACCAAGTTTCTATTCGGATTGGGGCTGATACGCAGTTAGCGCGTAATGAGATTAACTCTCTCAAAACGATACTACGTCAATCGCAAGACCCTGTTGAAGTTCTAAATAACAAAGTTCGGATTCTCGACAAAGCATTGTCAGAAGGTGCGATCACAGCACAGCAGCACGCCAGAGGGGTTGAGATGCTTGGCGATAAGGCAAAAGGTACATCTTCTGTATTTGATGTACTCAACTCAAAGATAGTTGGCATGGCAACAGCAGCGGCAGCGATTGCAGCGGCCAAGAAAACTGTCGACTTGTTTGCCGAGTCTGTTGAGCGGGTAGATAGCCTCGCTGACAAAGCAGCAGGAATGGGCGCAGAGTACAACAAGCTGAAGATTTTTGCAGCCGCATTGGCCGAGGTTGGCGGACTATCTTTTGACCAATCTATTGACGGTCTGAAGCAGCTTAACCAACAAGTCGGCATGGCATCTATTGGCATGGGCAAGGGACTGAAATTCTTTGAAAGGCTTGGCCTAGACCCTAAGGAACTTGCAAAACTTGACCCCACTGAGCAGTTTGACAGAATCGCCAATGAACTATTGAAGATTGAGTCGGCAGCAGAACGCGCCGCAATCGCTGGCAAGCTGTTTGGAGACCCGCAAGTAGCTGGTGCCATTGCAACCTACGGTGAGACGATAGGACGAGTCAGTAGAGAAATATCATCAACTACTCTAGTTCTCTCAGAAGAGGAAATTTCTAGGCTGAGCAAAACATCAGACAGAATTGAGAGATTGAAACTGGCGTTTAGTTCCGCGCAAGACAAAGCAGCGGCGTTTGCGGTATCCAACGAAGGGATAGTAGGCATTACGCAACAGTTGGGCGGAAGCGTTTTTGCATTGGCTACTCAGGCAGCTTTGACTTATGCCGAGACACTCAACAGTCCAATGCTTGACGAGTCTCTAAAAAAACATCAGCAAATCGCAGAACAGGTTGCTAAGGAAAATGCACAACTTGAAGAAATGACAGTAGCTGAAAGTCGCGCTCAGTTAGACAGGCTTTTGGCTGCAGAACGCCTCAACCGAGAAATAGCCGAAGAGGAAGAGCGTCGCAAGGAAATTGTCAGGCTTGAAAAAGAAAACGCCAAGATTGCGGAAGACAACGCAAGGATAGAACAGCAACGAGCGGCAATTGAACTTGCTGGAATAGCCGACATCCAAAAGCTGAAGCAAGACTACGCTGATAAGGCTGCATCGGCAGGGGGCGACACCAGAGCGTCATTTATAAGCATTGAAACAAAACAGGCGTTTGATTTCGAAGCAAAAAGAAACGAAAAGCAAAATCAAATTCTTGAAGAGTCGCGGGACTTGCAAAAGAAGATAGCAGACGCATCCGAAAAGACTGCCGAACAAATCTCGAAACTCAAACCGATAAAGGCAGCTAGATAATGCCTACGATGATTCGAGATGGCGTTGAAAGGCGGGATCGATCTGGTGGCATACGTCTAAACGGAACCACGATTGAGTACGTCGAAAAGCGATCCTACTTAGTCGACGGCGGTTCAAAGACAGTCACCAGGGCAGAAGTTCTCACAACTGTTGGTCTACCAATCGTCGGTATCAGCGTTCTCGATAATAACTCTGGTGCAGTTTGTTCGTCAATTGATTGCCAGTCGGTTCCTCAGAATCCAAGATACTTTGAGGTCATTGCTGAGTTTTCAACGCAGGCGAGCGATCAAAAGTCATCGCCAGACCCAGGCGGAACTGTTAGCCCAAATCCAACATCATGGATTCCTGTTTACCGGACAAGTTACGAAAAGCATCCAGTCGAGTCTGTTTTTGACGCAACCGGAAAATTGATAGTCAACTCTGCCGGAACTCAGTTTGCTGGGTCGCTAACGCGATTTCGAACGATAACCACCTTTACGTTTTCGCAGTACGAACCAGACACGTTGACTGAGCAAGACTTGCACGACCGTAATGAGACGGTCAACAACGCAATCTTCCGAACCTTTCCAAAATACACTTTGTTGCTATCGGTCCTAGGTTCAGATCGCGGTTATTTTAATGGTTATCCGGCTAGAAAAGTTGAGTACCAGTTGAAGTATTACAAAGGTCCAGCCGCATCGACGTTTAAGGAATGGAACTCTGGCACATCCACCTGGGTTGCTGGTGTTGGCGTGGCCGGTTGGCGTCGTCTTGTCAAAGACGTAGGACCTGAATACTTGGTTGGCGGCGTAAAGACAAAAGCGACGTTGAACGGCAGGTCCATAGAAGTCAACCTTGATGGGTCCGGTGGGATTGTTGCAAGTTCTGGCGAAGCTGCCGTTCTGGCGTTTAACGAATACCGATTGATAAACTTTTCGACATTCTTGAGGGTGTAAACAATGGCTGCTGTTTCAATCACTGCTGCAAACGTAGGCATTGCTTCTCTAAACGTATCGTTAGAACCGGTTACGGCTGGAGAAGCAGTAACGCAGGGACAGTCTGTTTATCTGAAGGCGTCGGACCAAAAATGGTACAAGGCAGACGCTAACGCATCTAGTGCAACGGCTGCCGCTTCTGGCCTCGTCATCACTCCTGCCGCAACAGACGGTCAGGCAATCATAGCCAGAAGTGGATTAGTAAAGATTGGCGGAACGGTCGCAGTCGGAACTCCGTATTGTGTCGGTCCAGTGGCTGGAGAAATCGTTCCGTACAGCGATTTAACGACAGGCGACTATGTGACGTTTATAGGAACAGCCGCGACAACATCGACAATCAATTTGTCGTTTGACGCAACTGGATACCAGAAGCCATAACTATGGACACACCAGATGACGTGTTGGGATTTAACCGCAAAGACGCTGATAAGCTAATTGAGCTTATCGGTGGCGGCGCTGGCGTTCACATTGAAAACATTCCACAAGATAAAGACCACCCTCACGCATGGCTTGCAAAGTCAACTGGCACAATCACAGCCAGGTCTGGAACGACGCTAGGAAGCGGAACTGCGAGGTTGCAAAAGGTTGCGGCTAGTGTGACTTCGGACTACGTCGAATCAGACGGCGCGACTGTTTACGATTTCACTGCTTTGAATCTGACGACAACTGCTATTTCTAGCGGTGTTTACTTTGTGGTCTACCGAGAATTTGTAACAGGGAACTGGATTGTTGCCAGCAATTCGATTGGCTGCACGAACCCAATCAACAACGTATACCTTGACGGTTTATCGCTGAAGCAAGCTAGGTGTGATGGGACGATAGAAACCATCTACACTGGCACAGAGTGCTAGCCTATGGCTCATAAATTTATCGACGGAATACCATTGTTTGTCGGTGGCGTTCCTGCACTAGCAGACGCTTGTTGCTGTTCAACTTCTTGCCCATGTTGCTACTACGCAATCACCATCAAGCGTGGCAGTGGTAGCACGATAACAGTTCGCCAAAACAATTCATTTTGCACAATCACAAGCGACTTTTCTCTACCTGCTTTTCAATGCGGCGACGAGACTTTTGTTTTGACGCCAGGAACGTCAGGCGGCTGCACTTGTTACGCGACATATTCAAGCGACACAAACGAATACTCAGCTTTGCCATGTTTGCAGCAATACTACACGGAATCGGCGCTAGACCAAGTTTGCAACTACAATCCGCCAGGACCAGGGACAGGCGTGGAAACTCACGTAGGCACAATGAGCTTTCGCGATGTATTTACCGTGACTTTGTGCTATGACCCTTGCGGGACAGTAGTAGCGACAATCAATCACAAAGTCTATTGCAACTTCGGTGTCTGGGTGCATGACGAACCGCCGGCCATTGTTGGACCGATTACTGATACTTGGGTCGATGTCTCGACTGACTTGGTTTTGGATTCAACTTGGACATGGAACAAGGCCGCACCGAATTGCACAGCAGACTACGACATAGGTACGCCAACATCGTCGACGCTTGCAAGTGCATATTCTAAGACCTGGGGAACAGCCTACAGCAATTGCGGCGGCTCAAGTTCCTTCACGGTTTCTATTCCTGGCGCATGTGCAGCAACTGGACTCGTTCTAGTCGGTGGAGGCACGCCCTGTGCGTGTTAGCAATGCAGTGCAGTAAATGCAAGAAGCAACTTCCAAACGTCAGTGGAAAGATACGCTGCCAGTGCGGCGCGGCAAACTACGGACGGGATACAGGACTTGGCGACACGGTTCAGCGTGTTGTTGCCAAAGTCATTGGTGACACCAATTGCGGTGGATGCCAAAAGCGACGAGACCTACTCAACAGGATGGTGCCCTATGGCAATGGCAAAGACGGCGCAACGGATTGAAGCGGAACGGTTATGTAAAGAATTCCCAGACGCTTCGACTGCGTCTTTGGCTAGACGATTGGCAAAAGAATTCAAGTCTACTTTTGAGCAAGCCAGAGACCATATCAGGCTTTCTAGGGGCGCTCATGGTGCAAAGCATCGACATGAAGCGGCTATTATAAAACCGCTAGGCAAATCCGGGTCGCTACAGAGGTTTCCTCCTAGCTTCGCCACGCCATGGGTTCCATTTGTTGTTGATGGATGCAAAAAGGTAGGCATTATATCGGACGTTCATGTTCCGTATCATTCTGAAATGGCAATTGATGCAGCCATTGGCTATCTGATGGATTACAAGCCAGACACGCTTTTAATTAACGGAGACTTTGCAGATTACTACATGATAAGTCGCTGGCAAAGGGACCCACGAAAAAGACGCTTCTCTGACGAACTGGCGTCTGTAGTATCCGGCCTAGAGTGCATTAGAAAGAAATTCCCAAGAGTTCGCATAATCTACAAAGACGGAAACCACGAAGAACGATGGCAGCACTTTATATGGAATCGCGCTCCTGAAATTTACGACTTGCCAGCCTGTCAGATGGAAGAACTTCTTCAATTCAAACGTCTGAAGATTGAACACGTAACTGACCAGCGTATTGTCATGCTTGGAAAACTGCCAGTTCTTCATGGTCACGAACTAGGCAAAGGTGGATTTAGTTCTCCAGTCAATCCTGCGCGTGGTGTTTTTATGAAAACAATGCACACGGCTTTAGTTGGTCACGGACATAGAACTTCTGTCCATGTTGAACCGGATATGTTTTGCAAAGAAATTGCCGTATGGTCGACTGGGTGTTTGTGCCAAGACCACCCTGAATACCACAGAGTCGGAAAGACTAACAAAGGTTTTGCAACCGCCGACATCGCAAAAGATGGAAGTTTCAATGTCAAGAACTTGCGGATATCAGCTAAAGGCGAGGTCCGGTCGTCATGAGAATCATTCTTCGCGGCAAACAGTGGGATCTGCAATTCACCCGAGAATTGTCTCGCTCCGCTGACGGAGAATGCGACGAGCCAACAACCGCTGGAAAAAGGATTGCAATACGTTCTGGACTATCTGAAGCTAGGACAATTGAAGTTCTTGTCCATGAAATGCTTCACGCTTGCCATTGGGACTTGGATGAGCAGGTTGTCACTGAGACGGCGCACGATATTGCTAGGGTGCTGTATCGGTTGGGGTACTGTCGTAAAGGCTAGGTCTCAGCATTCATCAGCAGTATCGGTACAATAACGTGCTTGCTAGTTTCCAGCACTTCAAACTCGTCAAGCTCAACAGGCGTTATCTGACCTTCCCATCCATAAGCTACTGGAAGGTCTGCGTCGAACTGCTGTAACTTGGCGATAAGTTCGCCAACGGTTGCGGTTACTTCGTTTGGGTATCGGCCTAGTTTTACTGGCATTCTGTTTTCCTGGGTCGGGTGGTTTTACCTTTTAGTCGAATGGGAGTACGAGAGATGATTTGGTATGTAATTGGTGCAGCGTTGTTTTTGATTCTCATCGCCGGTGGCGGTGACGATGACGTTTCGCACTATC